CCGTCGGTTGTGCGTCCACGCTCCCCTCGTCTTCAAACGCAACCGGCGCATCCGGTGCCGCCACAGTAATAGTTTTCTCTTCGGTATCAACTTGCACCTCCCGCCCAAGAGCTAGTGGGTTAGTGATCTTGCCAAAGTGTGGGCACTTAGTGCAGATGCCGGGGTTCTCGCTGTCGAACTTCAAGCAAGGATACGGACCTTTGATCTCCCGTATCTTCTGCGCCATGCGCTCTTTGGTGTACGGATGCTTCTCTGTCAGGAAGTTCGCAGCCTTGTTCCCGTCCTCACACTTGATTGCAATCGACAACAGGCCACGCCATAGCGGCTCCATGCCATCTTCCTGCGCGTTCTCAAGGTAGTGTACGAGCTGGCCGCAGCCCTTTCCGTCAGTGGATTTTTTGAGGATGGTACGGAAGCTGGTCGAGGAGTTCTCGAACATCTTCAGCGTGGTTGCGTTCTGTGGCAGGGTAGGCTTCTTGCCCGGCAGCATTGGCAGTGCTTCGACCGGCGGTATCTCAGTCAAGTTGTTGCGCACGAGTTCAGCAAACGCATCCAACTCAAACATCTCCGGCTCAGGTTCCTGAATAACCATAACAGGCAGCGTGATGCCATACGCACGAACGCGCTTCCAGTTAGTAGTACCCGGTACCCGCAGAACACGAGCAGCATCAGCCGGTACGCTCATGTCGATCTTCATGCCTTCCTGCTTGCACAGGCGCTTAAAGTTCTCAGCGATGGGCTTCCACGTTGCGATGTCTACGTTCTTTGTCAGCGGCCAGTAAATGTGAAAGCCGCCACCTGAGTCAACGATCAAAGGTTTACCCAGCTTATCCAAGCCGGTCTTCTCCATGAACGTGTTGAACGCGGCCATGCCTTCTTCTTTGGTGCCGTATGTCTTCGGCCCCACTTCAGCGCAATCCAGATCAAGGAAGAAGGAGCGCATGACTTTGGCGTTCTCCGCAGTACGGTCGCCCGAGTGCTTAAACGCTGCCATCGCAAAGTACGTATCAAGTTCCGCAGCATTGAATCGCTCGGCATTAGCAGCCAGCTCTTCAAAGGACGCGTTGAATACGTGTTCCTTCTTGCGTGAATCAAATTCCGCTACGCAGTAAATATCTTCTGCGAACGGAAGGATTGCCGCTAGGAAATCAAGCGGTTTCATTAACGCCCCCATTGTTATTGTGCGTTCGTTGAGGGGTAGACTAATTGTTCGAGACGCTTGAGTATCTCTTCCTGCCACTCGTTGGGCAGCTTACCTTGCATTAACAGCAGGTCGGCGTGGCGGATAAGTTCTTCGTTGGTCAGGCTGGTAGGTTGAATGCCGCACATATTTTTCTCCGCGCTTCTTCTACGTTAGGGGATACCTGCATTATTTTTAAAACAGTCGTAACCGCAGATCGGTACGGCAGTAGAACTTCGCCGCCATTGAACCAGTTGTATACCGTCTGGCGCGTTGCGCCTGTCGCTTGTGCGATGAAAGTAACTGGAAGGTCAAAGTGAATAGCGTAGCGACCAAGCTGGTTGCCAAGCGTCTTCGGTGCCTTTAGTACGCTTTCTCGTACGGAGTCTGAGTAGGCCATTGTGTGTAATTAGTAGTTGAGGGTGCGGGGTCACTAAGCCTTGGAGGTACAACCGAAAGGATGTGCCTAGCCCCCGCTGCCGGCGTTATATGCGCCACCTCCGGCTGGGCTGTTCGTTACTGTTAGTCGTCTGTTTCGTCCCAAGCATCAACGAGTTTCGACAGATCGCCGCCGCCCTTTGGCACGTTAGCGCCAACTGCTGCTTCCTTACGAACTGCTGGCTCTGCTGCGCCTTCGTCTTCCTCGGCCTCCACCTGCGCCTTAGTCTTCTTGGTCTTTGCCGGTGGCTTGCCCGCAACTTCCGCCTGTGCTGCGGCCTGTTGCGCTGCGGTCTTGACACCATCCGTCTGAGACACCGTCATCGTGATTGCATTGATAGCTTCACGCGTCTGGCCTTTCTCAGTGGCAATACCGTACTCCTCATCAGACAGCCAACGCAGCGCCTTGAAGAACAGCTTGGGCACAGCGGCCTTGGTATCGAACTTCATGCGGGTAACCACAGCATCAGCACCAGCACCCATCGCAGCCATGTAGCGAGCGTAAGCCTGAAGCGGACGGTTGTCGCCCTCTTCCTTGCCAAAGATCGACTGCGCAGGAAGCGTCAGCTGCATGACATCGCCCGACATATCGTTAGCCAAGGTAACTGCAAGACGCTGGCTGTACCGGCAAGCTCGGCTAGTGCCATCGCCCGAACCCGCGATGTTTTGTGGGCAGGAAGCACAGGTTGTGGACTGTGGCTTCTCAGCTTTCGGGTCAGGGCGCTCACCATCTGGCGACCAACAAGCCGGAGCAGATGCTTGGCCTTCCTCGTACTTGCCGAGGTAGAAGGTACGCGAGACTTTGGGAGCCGCATTGACAATGACGACATCCAAATGGCGGTCATCAATCGACGCGACTTCTTCGCCGTTGGAGATCAGACGGAACACGCCGCCCTTGATGGAGATACGCTTACCGCTGGCACCGCTACCCGCAAGGGCTTTGGCAACAGCAGACAGTTCACCACGCTTGATGAACGATGGGAGGGACGAGGGGTTAAATTCGACAATATTTGACATGGATTTACTCACTTAGTTGGTTTACGAACACTGATCTGATACTCGGTATCAGAGTTAAGCCCCGGCGGTACAAGCTCCGGGTTTTCTTCAAGGAACTGCGCCATGTTGCGTTGAGCAATGCGCCGCTCCAGAAGGTCAACGGCATCGTGCTGGATAACAAACTCCTTGAACGATGCCCAATCTTGGGTGGTGTAGCGGGTCTTGGTGCCGAGCATCACTGTGCCGAACTCGGTACGCATGGACTTGGTACCAAGCGCCATCATCTGGGACTTCATGGCTTGCTCGATCTCATCTTCCTGCTTGTCGAGGTCGGCCAGCTCGGTTTCGTACTGCTGGGTTAGTGCGGACTTAGCGGCTCGGATTTTGAGGTAGACCCTAGCCAGCTTGTCCATTGGGACAATTTCTGTATTCATGTGTTTCTCCGTGGTTGGGTGCTGCTGTCAAAGATTTTACAACCGGCTTTTTTAGGATGCAAGCTCTTCTTCGTATAACTTCACCAGTGCCGAGTGTTCAGTCACTCGTGTTGCTAATTGTTTAAACATCCGGCGTTCGATGTCGCTGCCCTGAATGTGGACAACGGTCACCTTGTCGGAGTTCTGCCCCACCCGGTCGGTACGGGCGCAGCATTGCAGGTATATCTCGACCGACATGACAGGTCCCCAGAACACCACCGTATCGGCGGCTGTGAGGGTTACGCCATGGGCGGCTGACTGCGGTTGGATGACCAGTACACGCGGGGAGGGCGTGGTCTGGAACTGCTTGAAGATTGCGGTACGCTTGGCCGGGGTTACATCGCCGTGAATTTCCATGCAGTCCACATTGTTCTTTTGTAAAAATGTCTTGATGGTGTCGATGCTGTGCCGGAAGGCGGCAAAGACGATCACCTTGCGTTCGGTCTCTTCCAAGACCTCCAGCAGGACATTCAAGCGCGGGTTGCAGTCGAACTCGATGACCTCGGCGTTGTCAGTGTAGGCAGCACCGGCGCTGATCTGAAGCAGCTTGTTCACCCCGGCGGCGGCGTTGACTGCTGTTATGGTCTCCCCTGCGGCTTGCATCACCATGCGATCCTTCAGCAGCCTGTAATACTTGGCTTGCTGTGCGGTCAACGGTACTTCACGCGTCATGGTCACAACCGGCGGCAAGTCAAGGCACTGGTCTTTGGTGAACCGAATAGCCGGCTGCAATACCTCATGGACTTCAGCTCCCGCTGATTCCTTTGCCATCCACTTAAAGCGCGTTACCTGCGACATGACCTTGTCGCGCCAGCCACTATAGAAACGCGGCACAGCTTCTGGGTTCACGAGCTTGGCTAGACCATACGCATCAAGCGGTGACTGTGCTGCCGGTGTACCTGTCATCATCCACAGCAACGTGCTTGGCTTCAGAATAGAGTTCAGTGTCTTCCACCGCTGGGTCTGCACGTTCTTGTATGCGTTGGCTTCATCGACAATAACGAGATCGAATGTACCGTCTTTGATGATCTCGTCTGCGGTCAGGTTCAAGCCTTCGTAGTTCATGATGACGAACTCATAGCCGCCGCGAATCATCTCCAGCCTACGTGCTGCTTGCGTGTGGTGGGCTACGATAGCCGAGCGATGGATGATGCTGTTGTTCAAGTCCTGCAACCACGCTGACGACATGATCGACAGCGGGCACAAGATCAAACAGCGCCGCACTTCACCCAGCTTCATCAGGTAGTCAGCAGCCCACAATGCTGAGAGCGTCTTGCCTGTGCCGGGTTCAGAGAATACAAACGACTTGCGGTTTAGCGTCAAGAATGCTGACGTTTCTATCTGGTGCGCGAACGGCTTGAAGCGCCCCGGCCAATCGTACTTGCCCTCAATAGGCGAGGGTACTTTTCTCACGCCAAGATTACGTAGCACCCGCGCTTCATCAAGACCCCAATGCACCATCACTTCACTGATGCCGTTAATGCTGTTGACTACCTTGTGTTTGGGGATGATGCTGTACTTCTCAGGGCTACGGGTTTTTATGAGCAATGCTTTGTTATCGACGATCTGCATTTTATTTTATGTCCGCAAGTAATTGAAAATAAGGTCTAGCAAAATTGGCGTAAATTAAAAAGTTTTTATGGGTTCGTAGATATTTCCAGTGTATCTGTTGTATCCGCGTGGCGCTTCTGTTTGTTTTCTCGCCTATGGCTTTGTACGTCATGCCCTGCTCTCGCAAGTAGGCTACGTAGTTCTCCCAACCTACCGCTTTTATTTTTATCTCGTCTTCAGTCATTTGTTATCCCCCTCATTCGCCTTCTTGCCACGCAACCGCAGGTTACCTTTGGTTGATGTACCGCCCTTGCGTAACGGCTTGATGTGGTCGATGTCTTTGCCTTTGCGGTCAATGCCCATCTTGTCGTACATACGCCGCGCGC